GATCCTGCGCGATAGCTTGCAGCGTCTCAGCCTGCTTGAACTGTGTCTTCCCGATCTCGTCCAGAGTTTCTCGAGTCGAATCAAGGAACTCGGTATGACTCTTGACGATGGGCACCACGACGGTGCCGTGGAGCGTCACCGCGGCATCTCGCAGGAACCAGACCAAGACGGCCAGTAGCAGCACGGGCACGCCGAAGCGCTCCGCTACGCGAAACCCGGCCTCAACAAGGGACAAGGGACGGGGGTCGCTCATCGTGAACTCCGCTGAAAACCACAATATGTAGGCTAGGAGCCTTATCTAAATTGTAGCAGCGGAGAGTTGGCCTCTGAGTTCATCCAGAGAGCCCGAATTGTCGATGGTTCTGGCGATTAGGTGCTCGCTGACGCCAGCCTCGCTCTTATGATCGGCCGTGCTGGCATCCAAGCATCGCCAGTCTGCTCGAGTGACTCTCCATACTTCGCCGCCTGCGTTGATGATCGCCTGTGCCTCGTTGTCGAAGCGAACGTCGGTGACTACGACTCCGCGGCCGGTGGCGAGGTGCGGGATGGCCCGCTCCATCGCGATCCGCACCCAAATCTCGGGATGGATGGTATCTCGCCCCCACTCGGTGCCCATGCTCTGAAGCATCTGCCTGGGGCTTTTCCCGAGCCACGGGATGACCGCTTCCTTCACGTCTCGCTTCTGGAGGCCAGCCACCGAGATGCCCGTGATCACCGATATGCACTCATAGAGCGGGTCGGCGAACGCCATCTGATGAAACGAGCACCGATCCGAATCGATCAGTAGCTCGGCGACGGTGTTTTTCCCAGCCCCCGCCGGCCCGCAGAGTCCGATCAGCATTTTCGTAGCTCCCCGTCAAAACGCAGCCATTCTCCCAGTTCGACCGCCAGCAGCCGCTGGCCGACGCCTGCTTCCGCGAGCATCTTCTCGGCCAGTCTGACGTTTTCCTGCCATCGCTCGGGCGTGGCATTACGGAGCGAAACGAGGCCGACAACCTCGCCGATACCGGCCATGATGATCGCCCTGGCACAGTCGCAGCAGGCAAACCACGGGCAGTAGAGGCTCGCGCCGGCCGTTGACACTCCGAGGGCAGCGGCCCGGTAGATCGCCGCCCGCTCGGCGTGCTCGATGAAAAGGTACTTCTCGGGGGCCACTCGCCGCTCGTCGGTGGCGGTCACGCCTGTCGGGAATGAGTTGACGCCGTAAATGGCCCTGGTCTTTGTCACCAGCACGGCTCCGTTTTGCGTCCTGCCGTCCTGTGAACTCATGGCCGCGAACTGGCACGCCTGCCGCAGGTAGTCGATCTCGTTCATTTCGCCGGCCCCGCTATGTGCATGGCGGTCAGGCCGCCTTCGGGTCTGTAGATGAACGTCTCCATCGCCTGTCGGCTTCCAATAAAGCCGTTGTCCGCGTGCCACGAATCTGGCGGGCAGATGGCCGGGGCCGTTCGGACGATCACGCCGTCGATAGTTTCGATAGGTCGCTGCCACTCCGCGGCCTGAGAGTGAAAGTGCCCCGTGTGATATTCCCGATACCAGCACCTCGCCCAATCGGCTGGAGCCTCGAGCGCCATCATCTGCGGCAGACGCTTCTTCGCTCGGTGCCCGTGAGTGATGCCCAGCAGATTGCTGCCGTGCGAGAGATACTGCCGTCCGGTAACCTCCCCCGAGACGGTGACGCGGCCGTCGTTACGGAACCGCTCGGCCAGGATTCTGGCGAACATCCACGTCAGACTCTCGTCGTGATTGCCGTTGACGATGGCACAGTCGGTCGGTGCGGTGGCGGCAGACCGCTCCACGATCCCCAGAAGCGAGTCGCAGCCGACCTGAATGATCTTCTGGATGCGACCGTCTTGGTCTAGCGGCGTGCCGCTAGTGGTCGTTCCCGCGACGTTATCGACGTGGAAGAGGTCGCCAAGAAAAAGAATCGTCCTGCGGGCCGGCTGGGCAACGGCGAGTAGCTCGTCGGCGGCGTCCCGCACAAGCCGGTCAGCAATCGACAGATCGTAGTCTCCGTCGCCAGTCGCCTTGCTCCAGGCCCGTTTACCGTAATGGCAGTCCGCGACCACCAAGACTTGCCAGAGGTCGCCGCGGGCCTTCGGCTTGATCGGCTTGTGCTTGATGCGGGGCAGATTGGCCGCCGCGATCATGGCCTCGACGGCCTCTTTGATCCCCGGCCCTGCTTTTGGCTTGAGCCTAACCCAGACGCGGTGAAGCTCAGTGACCGTCGGCTCGCCATCGGGGCCGGCGGTCGCCACCTCCCACTTGGTCGCTTCGGATGCTGCCACTTCGTAGCGGGTCATATCCGCTTCGATATGGGCCAGCAGATCGTCAACGGTCTTGATGCGGCGGCTCGTCGAGCGGGCCTCAAGCACCTCGCCCTCACGTCGCTGCGTCACCTGTTCGGCGTCGGGGGCCGGCTTCGGCGTAGCCGCCGCTGCCGCCGACGACAAGATATCGCCGGTCAGCCCTGCGTCAGCCATCGTTGCACCTTTCGGTAGCCGGCGATCTTGTAGCCTCGATCAGTCAGCTTGGCGATGATCGTCTTCGCCATCTGCGATGCGGAGACTCCGCTCTCCTCGGCGGTCTGCCGCCACGCGGCGCGAACATCAAGGATCGCGCCTTGGTGTTCGCTTGACAGAACGTCGAACCAGCTTGCTGGCTTTGGCGTCGGTTTTACGCTTTGCAGGATGTCTTGAGTCAGCGAGTCCATTCGTGCCTTTCAAGTAAATCATGCCGTCGTCATCGGGTATGCCGCCGCCCTCGACTTGCTCGTCGTCGTCGTCGGAGAAGACGAAGTCCTTGGGGGGGGGTGCTTTTCCCATGAGAGTAGTGTGGCTCAGTAGGGTTTAGTGGTCAATCTTGTTCTCAACGGCCGACTTCAGGCCAGCGTTCGTCAGCGGGCTAGCTTGCAGGCTGCTAGCTATCGCCGCCACGTCAGACGTGTCAACGTGCGACGGAAGAACGACTTGCAGTGCCGCGTTGGCGGCGCGCTCGACGACCGCCGATATGAACGCGCCAGCGGTATCAAGTGCGTTTTTTCGTTTCTGGCATCCGCAGTCCTTTCCAGTAACTTGCTTGACACGCTCTGGGGTTACCCCCACGGCAGACAGTCCGCGGGATATAGCCGTGCCGATAGGTATCGGCGGTATCACGATCCTTCGCGACATTCTCTCGTCGGCTATTTTGTGAGCTAGCTCAACAAGTGTTCGACACTCGCGGTATGTCGGCAGTTTTTTCGCCGCGTAGCCGCAGCGCTTGCATCGAATCGTGCTTGCGTCGAAGTCGCACATCAGTAGTGCGGAACTATCGAGCCTTCCAGCGTCTGAATTATATTCCATGAGACTTCCGAACCTCCAGCTTTGATCTTGATTACGCCGTGCCTGCCTTCAAACGTGTAGTAGTGAGAGTGCTGAATGTTTGACTGAGCAAACGATTCTCCCCAAGTTGGCGGGTTTATGTCTTTGATCGAAACAGACACAAGCCCGTCGCTCCGAATCTCAACGACAAGCCATTCCGTGTTCGTCTCAACAGTCCAGTCAGATCGAGACGGCTGCTCATTCGGAACTATCTCCGCAAGCATCGGACACGTTGCGTCTTGAATGATAACGGCGTCAAAGCCATTGCCTATCGGAGGATGCGTGTACACCTTTTCGTACAGAGTGGAGTTAACGACCCATAGCACCGAAAACGGGCACAGCGCCTGATCAAGTCCGTCTTGCGTGATGTATGCGGTCGCGCCGCGACCTTGAAGAAACGGAACGATCTGAAAACTTGCCTTCTGCACGGTATTAGTCGGCGAGTCAAGCTGATGGACAACTTTCCAACGCGAATTATTCGGGCCAATTTCGACGACATCCTGCCGGTCTGGGCAGCACCGCGTCAGCGTCACGGTGCCGCCCTGTTGCGGCACCGTTGAGTGCTTGGGAGTGACAGAAGTCGGAATCGGGTCTACTTCCTCGTAGGTGACAATGAAATCAGTGCCTTCGACTGGGGTAAAGTATTCCCACGTTCCGCTGCTGCCTCGCTTGATTGGCAGCGACGAGTATCCGAGCGCATTCCAGTTCCAAGTCCATTGAGAACAGAAATTGTCGCGAGTTCTTGTGACACGAATCGTGTTTGGTATTGAGTATTGAAGCGAGTTGCAGGAACCAAAATATTCATTTTGCCAATAACCGCTGAAAACAGATATATTTGAATCTAAGACAAAAGTACCTGTCTGTTCATGGTAATAATCAGGCGGGTCTTGATTATAGTTAATGTTCCCAAGCGAAAGCGTTCCCGCTATTTCGACCGTGATCTCCGGTGGTGGGCATTTCCCGGTTTCAACTGATCTTGTGAGATTGAGGTAATCGCTCCCAAGGTTTCCGCTTGGAGAGGGACACATCCAATCGCCCTCAAACAAGCCGTCGTCGTCGCCGCCAAGCGTGAACACTCCTGGGTCGCGAAGATACAAATTCGACGCCTCGATGGTGACGGTGTTTCGGCACGGCCCGTTTTCAAGCACCCACAGTAAATCTCCGCAGTAGAATGCAGAGTCGTCAATCTGAGCACCAACCCAACCCCAGTACCCGATTGCTTGACACGTTCTGGCTTCATATTTGTAGTGGCAATTCCCGTATGCGTCTTTGTACCTCCGCAGCGGGACGGGGTTCCACACGTCCTGCCCGTGGCATGGCTCCGTCGATGCGCTTGAATACTTCGATCTCTGGAACGTGACTGTGCGTTTAACAGGATCGCCGTCAGCCTTAAAATCAGCGCAAAGGCTCACGCCGCAAAACTTCGTAGGGTCGTCAGCTTTCATTGTGAAAGTGCTGCCGCTTGACGTGAAATCTACCGTGCTATCTCCACTAATAAAACCAGCGACAAGATCGGTGTCATAAATCCACCCGCCGTCGGACGAAACCGGCGATCCGTAAAGCGCAAACGGATCGGTCGGCAACATTACATAGCCGTACTTCGCAATACTATATAGGACGCCTTCGGTGTACGGCGCAACTTGATCCGCTGCCCAAAACGATGCCGTTATATACTGCGAATCCGTTCCGCTCGCGCTTAGTCGCGTAAAAAACATTTGATCGTTGACCGGTCGTGCGGTCAGCGACGGCGTCTCAAACGTAACATCGGCGTCAGTCGTGAAGTTGTCGCTGTAAATGGTGTATGTGTAATTGTTTGGCGAATTCGTCGTGAACACAGGCGGCGTCGGAGTGGTTGAGGCCGCAACGCCCATGAGCTTTACCGTCAAGTCGATTGCTGCGCCACTGTGCCCGTCATACGTTACGCGATACGTCGCCGTTTGAGTCTCGTTCAGCGGAAGTCCCCGAGCCGCTCCGCTCACGACAATCTTGCACACATGCACAACGACTTCGGTTGGAACCCGCCTGAGTCCGACCTGCTCAGGCCTTGATACCGCTCGTGAATACCCGTCAACGCGAGTGGTAATTGCTTGCGGGTTTGAGAAGGTGGTTTCAAGCGTCGTTGTGTCTTTGTTAACGAACCGAATGCAGCGATTGAACTCAATCGCGTCGTCGCAGTGCGATCCGCAACACGGGCTACACGGCGATCCGAGCATGAACCCCAGCGGGTACAGTCCAGCCGCAAATGCGAAGACTGCCCAAATAACAAAGAACAGCGGTTCGGTCGATTCGATCATCTCAGCACTCCGCAGCGATCAAGTACCAAGCGGTGCCGTCCTTGGCGATGGCGCAGTTCTTCGTGGCCGTCGAAGTGGTGCTGATGTTCGCAAACAAATTCGTTGCCGTCACTGTATTGGGCGATACCGCCGTGTTCTTAATAGTCACGACTTTGTCGCTGTTGATCGACCATGCTCCGGTGAACGTGCAAACGCGGAACACCTTCGGCACATATGTCGGCATTTCCTGGTGAACCGTCGTGATATTCTCTTCCGGCCCGCCAGGAGCAAGAGCGTCCACCTTCGCGATTGTGCTTTTCAGCTTTTCGCGGAGGCTTTCACCGATCAGATATCTGCCGTTTTCTGCCATTTATTGAACGCTCACGCCGCAAACGCTGAAGTCGGGCGAGGCCGATGCCGTCGTCGCCGTTGAAGTGAGTCTTGGATTTATGTTGACGTTGATAGTTCCGTAAACAATTGACGAATAGTTTGATCCGCTCCCATAGGTAACTGAGTACCTATAGCTAGCAGGCGAGTTTTCCAAGCTGAGTTCGTCGTTTGTGATCTTCTTGTAGCTTGTGCCAAAAGGGATTGTCACGTTGACCGCTGTTCCATTTCGAGAACACGTCAGTTGCGTGCTGGGGCGATATGCGAAAACTGCGTACTGCGTTGAGGACAACGTGCTGGCTGTTCGGCGGCTCGCGATGTACTGCGACTGATTGCCTGGGACGAGAGTTATGTTGCTCGTCGAATACGAGTTGCCTACCGGAAAGCCTGCAAGCTGATAGCTTTGCGTTAACACAGGAACCGCATAAGCAGAAAAGGAAGACGAGCCGCTCGTATTGCAGAGCGCGACAGTCACAACGTATGACTTCGCCGCTGTGACCTCTACGGATCGGGCTACTGGTGTAGTCAACGCCACAGTATGTCTCTCTCAGTAGGTTACTGGAACCAGCGGATGCCAAATGCTGAAAAGTTGTCGCCGAAATCCATTTCGGGCTGCAAGCAGAGCCGGTTGATCAAGACCCCTCCTGCCGCAAAGTCTCGAGGCGTCCCGTCGTCGTTGAGCGGGATAGGCTGGGCACACGGTATTTGCGTGAAACCGCCATCGTCGCTGCCAGTGGCCGAGACAGTCACCATTGCCCTGACTTTCCCGGTCGCGTTTGACGCAAGCGCGGCGGGCTTATCTCCGTTCATTTTTACGCGGCCAAGTTCGTGCTGAAGCACGAGCGCCTTCTGGTCTACTTTGCTGTCGCCCAGGCCTGTGTTGATGATATTGAAGCCAGTCTGCGGTACGGCAATGTCCCAGCCGATGGCCTCATAACCATTTCGGGTAAAAGTCCAGTGCGAGCGAACTGCAAAGCTAAACGTCACCTTGAAGCCGCGAAACGTCGTCGTTCCAAATTGCTCGACGACAGGCGTTGAGGCGATACTCTGAAGCATACAGCAGTGGACGCCAATTGAGAGGCCGCTAAACGTGAATGCGGACTGGTTGACATATCCGCAGTACCCAAGCACGCTGCTCATGTCTGTGGTTGAGTATTGGTCGATATTAATCGTGACTACTGGTTCTAGACGAGTAATTCCATCGACCAAGTCGCCGGCTGGATTCGTTGCCGGCGAAACGGCTGCGGAGGAGCCGCCCGTGACTACCTTTCCGCTCCACGCCGCAATCTCAGAAAGCGACGTTGTCATTGAGTAAAGCGCGGGCCGAACCGTCGGGTCTTGCGACTTCGGATCGGCGACTGACGGATCAGCGCCGGGGCTGCTGCGATACTCAGCGGTGACGACGCAGAGCATCCGGTCGTCGCCCTCATGCGAAGCCTCGACGCTCACGCACGGGATCGGATTTGCAGCGCTGTAAAGGTCGCCGATGTTGACCTTAATCGTTTGAAAGATATCCCAGCTTTCATCCGGCTTATTGAGCAGTACCCGCCACTTGCGTGTGGCGCGATACGCCGAGCCGCCGCCGTCGGAGCTAAGTGAGAAGGCGTTGCCCTGCGCGAGTTCTGAGACTTTTCTTGGCATGATTTAGAGGAGAACGCCTGGGTTGGCTTCCTTGATGGCGGCAATGAGAGCGTCGAACTTCTGAGTCTGCTTGCGTAGCTCGGCGAGGTTCACGTCCTTCGCCGAATCGTCGCCTCGGATAAGGCGGGTGAGTTCGCTGGCTCCCTGACTCGTCGAAACGTCGGAAACCTGAAGAGCCTTGCGGGACGGGCCTTGCAGGAGGGCGTTCTGACGCTCCTCCTCGAACTGCTGGAGCATTGGGGCCAGTTCCTTCATCTGGTTGTTGACGGCCTGCTTCAGGAACTCGGTCGGGTCTTCTGCGCCGAAGATGTTGGTTCGCATTTCCTCCGCGCGAGCGTTGATGTCGGCAGCAGCGCCATTGACGATTTCCTTGTCAAAGCGCTCTTTGTCAGTCATGCCGAGGTCGCGACCACGGTTCGCACGGTCGCGATTGTTAATTTTTCTTTGGTATGCCCGAGTTTCATGTTGTATTTCATTTGTGCCTTGGTCAATTTCGTACTCGATCCTGTCTCTTGCCTTGCGGACTTGTTCTTGAAGACGTTCCCGTTTTCTAAGGTCTCCATTCGACAGACTGCCGGATGCCGCCTCACGTTGCGCTAAATCTGCTAGTTCTTTTTGTGCGTTCGCGATGACCTCGCGATTTTCTTGTACCTTGGGAAGTCCTTCAATTTCTTTTCGTTTCTGCTCAAGCCTGTCCTGAAGTTCTTGTGCTTTTTCACGATCTTCTCTGCCGTTGCCTTCAGCATTCACTGTTCGTTTCATGTCCTCGTTTGTCGGAGAAGGCGAGTTAATCTCTCTCTGTATTGCCTCTTCTTCTTGACGCCGACTGCTCTCGATGATTTGCCCGATACCCCCTGTTACGCGGTCAAACACGCCACTTGATGCAGACCTCTGGCGGTTGTATTCGTTTTCCCTCTCTCGAGCAGCGATACCGTTATTGATAGCGTCAAGCTGCCTTCGCTCGGCGTCGGTGAGGGTTCGGATGAGACTTTCACGCTGCCGCGTCAGTTCAATCTCACGCTTCCTTGCCGCATCCAGTTCGTTCTGCTCCGCTGGCGTGATCCCGCCGATGGCGGCCTTGCCTTCAAGGTCTTTTCTTCGCTGAGTCTTTGCCTCAAGCTCGTCGGTGATCTTGCCCATTGCCGGCGATGCTTGGATTTCTTGGCGTTTGTTGTCTAGCTGCCTCTGGGCTTCTGCGATGCGCGCATTGTCCTGAATTAACTGAGCCTCTGCTTGATCGCGAGCCTCCCTTGTGCCGGTCTGAAGTGGGTTCTCTTCAAACGCCCGCTGTGCCGCTTCGGCACCAGACTCAGACTTTTCACGCGCTCTCTCGCCAATCCTGCGAACTCGCGCGAGGGCAACCTCCAGGGCGGCGATGGCTTCTGCGAAAGCCGCCGCTGCCTCCGATGCTTTCTGAGCGGCCTCAAGCGATGCTTCCGCTGCCTTTATCTCGGCAGCCGCGCCCTTTGCGGTGGCTACCTCAAGGTTTTTGCGAGCTTGAATCTCAGCGTCGATGGCCGAAATCAGTTTTGCCGTTGCACCAGTACGTTCATTGGCAAAACGCTCTCCGCTCAACCCAGAAAGAGCCGAAGTGGCACGCTCGCCGCCGAATGTGCGGCCGAGTCGAAGTTCTCTGGCACGGGCGTCAAGGTCAGCCATCTCCCTCTCGACCTGGGCGATGTTCGCTGCGGCCTCGTCTACCTTCTCTTGCCTCTTCTCGGGAGTTCTCTCGTTCTGAGCCTCCTCGAGCTTGTCATAAGCAGACCTGAGTTTCTTTGCTGATGAGTCAAGTTCTCGCTGGAACGCTCCCGCAGACGGGACGCCGCGTTTGATCGCTTCGGCCACGTCCTCCTGGGCTTGGCTGATCTTGGCCGCCGGCCCGCGAGAAGCCTCGGCTATCTTGTTTGCTAGGTCGTCTATCTCCTTTACAAGAGGAGCCTCTATGCTGGACAGGGCTGAACGCAATGCCAGAATTTGCGTTTTGGCCGCTTCAGCCTGCGAGGAATTGAAAAAGCCGCTTTCAACTTGAGACGAAAGCTCGCTGATCGTGCTCTTGAGTTGAACCTTGGCATCGCTAAGACTTGCTGCCTCTTGAACGCCTGCGGATTTCTCGCGAAACGGCGCTGCTGCGGCCTCTCCCGCACCAGGGTTGTCTGGATTGAATTGATTGACATCGCTCTCAATCGCATCGGCCATTGCCTGAAAGGCTTCTTGGATTGTTCTCTGCACGCCAAACGTATTAAAAGACGGCTTGCCGGCCGCCCTTTCCGCCGCGGCGTTCTCACGATCCTTAGACGCTGCCATTTGCGTCTGGAAGCCAACAATCTCGCCGGCATTACTGCTCTTTTCAATCTTGTTTTTAAGTTTTTGTTGCTCTGCACGCTCTTTAATAACAGCCGGGTCAACATCGACGAGGTTGGCTTCTGCCGACTCCTTCTGCTTCTTTGTTATGGCGTCAAGCTGTCGAGTAAATTCAGACGCCATCTGACCGCCAGCAGAGAACGTGCCCTGCGACATGGAGTCGCCAAGCGAGCGAAACGCTTCAGCCAAGTCTTCTACGAGCGTCTTCTGTCGAGCGAGGGCATCATTCAGTGCCTTTGTCTGATCCTCTGACGTCCTGCCATTGTTGATCCACTTGTATAGACCAACGGCTGCCTGCCCGCCGAGCACGGCACCGAGGCCGATAAACAGGCCGGTCGTGCCTCCCGCGATGAACGCAAGCTGCGTGATGTTGTTGCTGACCGCCCGAAGTTTCTGATCCCACCCGCCGACGGAAGACAAGAAGTCATCGACCGCGAACGCGGCTTGATTTAAGGCAAGGGAATACTTGTCAACCCCGCCGCGGCTAACGTCTCCAACGTCTTTGTTCAGAGCCTTGCCTTCTGCGGCCGTCAGGTTGCCCGCAGCCACGGCCGCAGCAATCAGCTTGTTGATGTACCCGTCAAGTTGCTTCTGAGTTTGACCAAACCCGAGAGTGCCCTCGTCGGCTGCATTGCCAGCGTATCTAGCCAAGTTGTTAAACGCAGCGGCAACGGGGCCATTTGCTGAAACGCCAACGGCAATGAGTTTTGACCTGATTACGTCAAGCTGTCGTTCGGTTTTCGTAAATGCTGACGTGTTGATCGCATCGCGAAGTGTGCCCTTGAGTCTTGCGCCTTGCCCCGCGCGTTCCAGCGTTTTCCCGAGAAGAGCGGCCTTGACTGTCGCTTGCTCAATTTCGTGCGACGTGGACGTTGAGTCCAGCTTCTTGAGTTCGTCTCTTACTTGATTGATTGCGGGAATGAACTTGGCTTGCAGCGGGATCGGCAGCCGCTCCAATTCGCTTTGCAACGACCCGACCGTCGCTCGAAGCGATAGCAGTTTGCGATCTGATGTTCCGAAGTCGGGGTCAAGGTTGCGAAACCCACCTGTTCCAAGTCGTTTTTGCTCTGCCGCCTTACCGGCCTGCTCTCGCCGCTGGATCATCGCGATCTCGGCTTCGGCCGCCTTCTGGGCTTGCGCCTGTCGTTCAATTTCGGCGGCCTTGGAGCCTTGCTCACGCCTTTGAATCATCGCGATCTCAGCGTCGGCCGCCTTCTGTGCTTGGGCTTGGCGCTCGACTTCGGCCTGCTTCTCGGCCTGCTGGACACGCTGGATCATCGCGATCTCGGCATTCGCTGCGTCCGCTGCGCCCTTGCTCGCCGCTGCATCGGCACCAATTCGTCGTTGTAGCTCGTCGTTCAGTTGCCTTTGAACGGCAAGCTGCGACTGGTACGCTGCCGTAGCACCAGCGACGTTGCCGTTGATGAGCAGGCTTTCATTTTCCAAGGCCGCCGCAAGCCGCTCAGTCTCAACCGCTGCCGCACGCTGCTGGGCAACAAGGTTTGCAACGCCGTTGCTGGATATGGCGGCAGGAGACATCTGGGCGGCCTGCGACTGCAATGCTGCCGACCGTTGCATCTCAGACGATAGCTCTGGCCGCTGGAACCGAAGCTCTTGCCCCGTGGCGAGGCCGGAAACCATTGTTTTGGTTTCATTCATGCGAGACATGGCGGCGACTGTCTTTGTCACCTGTTTCTCAACAGCCTCAAACTGACGCACGCCTGCCGTGCCGGTGCGATCAATCGTCTCAGACAGTCTCTCTGTCGCCGTCTGCGCCCTAATCATCGCAGGCAAGAATTCTGCTTGAACTCCAGCAGACAAGCCACTCATCGTTTTCGCAGCGCCAGCCAGGGGTTTGCCTATCTGCTGCGAAACAGAGTAGACGGCCTGCATCTGCTTGATGGCTTCGGCGAGGTTGGCTTCCTTGATTCCCTTGAAAGCACTAAACGACAGCTTTTGCGTTGCGGCAGCCGTCAGTGCTCTCTGAAGCCTTTGCGCGTCGGTATATATGCCACGCAGCGCAGTGCCAGCACCACTCCGAGCGGAGGTCAGGGAGCCCTCCATGCTGCCGGCGAACTTCTTCACCTCGGCCGCAGACTTGCTCAGTTTGCTGTCGAAGTCGGCGGTGTTCGCCGAGACGATTGCACTGATCTTGCCGAGGTAGCCGTTTGCCATCGCGTCACCCTGTCGGAGGTGCAGTCAACTTTAGTAGCTCATTTATCATCTGATTCTTGGTCTGCTCGGGCTTGACTACTGTTGGAATGAACACGGCTTCGTCGGGAATATCGTGCTTCTTGTAGTTCCCAGACGCGGCCATGATCACCCGGCAAAGTCGGGCCGTCTGACCCCAAGGGTCGGGCAACGGCCACCGCTGGTCATATGCGTACCACTCGGCAATCTCCTTGCTATCGACTTCTTGGAGCAGACGTTTGACGCTCATGCCGAGCGTGGCGGCTAGCCTGAAGTAGAAACGCCGTTCGGGGCGGCTTCTGAATCTTCCCCCAGGGCATCAACTGCCTCCTGCGTGAAGGCATTCAGCTTCCAGCCGGCCTCGAAGAGGCGATTGATCACGACCGACGACTTGTCGCCGAGGATGCCGGCCTCGTCGTCGTTGAACAGACGCTTGCCGGCGTCGTCGCAGAGGGCCAGAAGCAGGAAGCGAATGCGAAACGCCTTCATCTTCTGCTCGGAGTAGCTCTCCTCGAAACGGTCGCGGTCGGTGCCGGTAAGGACGCGAAGAAACACGTCGCCACCCCACTCAGGAACAGCGATCTTCTCCTTCCGAACGTCGTCGGCTGCCAGGATGCTTTTACGGTCAAGTGCCATGTCTATCTGCTCCAAGAATCAGTGATCGCAAGCATCCTGCCTGCTTTAGCCTGTGTAGTCCGTAATAAGAAACTTGAGAGTACCGCTGACGACCTCACCAGTCCTTGCAGCGAGCGATGCTGACTGGCATACAGCGCGTCTGGACACAGTAAGCGCTGTTCCAGTAGTGAATGTCAGCGTGCCTGTCTGCCGCACAATCCCTTGCGGGTCGCCGAAAGAAATAAAGTCTACGTTGATGGCGCCGCCGACCCAGTCGCCGGTCGGCACCATCACCATATACCCCGTGGCATCGCTCACCGATGTCATGTCCGCAATAACGGCAGTCGGTGTTTCGACGGATATGCCTGTCACGTTGCCAGTGAAGGCAGGAGTTCCAGACCAAGTAATCGTAGCGCCCTGCGCGGTAAACCCGGCCATGACGGGTTACCCCCTCAGAATTAAGCGACTCGCCAAGTGATACTGCCCTTGACGAGGTCGCCGACGCTGCCGCCAAGGCTGGACGAGGTGAGAGTCGCGCTTCCGCTGAACGACAAGCCGCCCTGGCCGCTGATCGTGATCGTGCCCGTCTGAGCCGTAATAATCGCATTCGCGATGTAGTCGCAAGAGATTTCTCGCTGCACAAACGTGGCGACATACTGACGACGTTCGCCGGGGTTTTGGCCGAGGTGTGAGCCGTCTGCCGTATCGATCGTGTCGCTGACATTGAAACTCGTAGCGGTAATTGTCGTACCGCCGTAAACGACTGACACGCCCATCGCAGCATTACCGGCCATGTGCGCCTCCTTGCGCTAAAGTCTTACTCAGTGGCCTCTTGCCACCGAATTTGAAATAGTTGTCGAACTTCGTATGCGGGCGGGAGTTGCGCTCCCACGGCGGCTGGGTCTAGATAGTCATCCGTCTCCGACACGAGCCGTATATCACTAATTGTACATCCCGAGAGCGTCCCCGTGCGGCCATCCAAGGCAAGCCTGACCTCATCGGCAAGCTCACGGGCGGTATCGTAATAGAGTGCCCAGGAGGCTATCTGAAGGTTCACAAGCGGTTGATATATCGGCCCAAGCAACGCCGACTCGCGTGTGATGTTGTTCCTCTTGTAGACGCAGAACGGCAGAACGGCGTTTTTCGGCACCGCGACTGGGTAGACCTGAAACCCGACCAATCTCGCCACGGCGGGCGTGGTGATCAGACGTTGAAAAACGTGTTTTTCGGGTGAAATGATCACGATGACAGCCTGTCCAGTGAGTTTTGGATGGCGGTTCTGAGCGTGTTGAACACGGCCGTCTGCTGCTCGCCGATGGTCTTCTCCATCGCGTGCTGGGCTGGCATCGCTCCGTATGTCTCTCCTGGGTGAAGCGTGACGGGGTGCATTCTTCCGTCTGTGACTCCGAAGTCGTGAGGGTATCCCTTGCCCATTCCGGCTTGCCGCGTCGCCTCGTTGATGCTGCCCATCAAAAAGTAATAGCCCTTCGACATATTCGCGAACTGAGTGTTATTCGCGGATGAGTGACGCCGCATCTTGCCGTTGATCATCTGATGAACATTGAGATACGTTCGGCGGCCCTTTGTCCCAGGCTTCCTGGCGTCACTACCAAATTCGTGAAGCCAAGCTGCGTTGCCCGATGCTTGCTTCGACGTGGCACCCGCTGTGCCGGTTTGCCACGGGCCTATGATCGCCACGGCCGCCGAATCGTAGGTCTTCGTTTGAATGCGAACTGACCTACTCAGGTTGCCTGTCACATTGTTGATCTTGGCCTTATAACCCTGCTTAATGTGCTTGCCGGCCTTCTCAACGCAGTCCTCGAGCGCCTTCGGCTCGCCCATCTTTGCCCCGAGCATCTCCAGCTTTTCGGCGAGTTCGCGGATGCCGGCCGTCTTGACCGTGACGAACGCATTCGTCAGTTGCTTTCC